CAAGCCCTGTCTGATATGAATTGTAACGTCCTATATTTACCATCGCGCATTATGTTATATATATCCCAATACTGGGTCGATAACCTTGAGTCATCCCTGCTAGACTCATAATCTGATCCGTTAAATCTCATGCTCTCACCTTCTTAGTTTTAATGATTAATGAGTCACAGATATAGCATGACTCGCCATCTTCCTGCTGATAATTACAACGTACACAAGTGTAAATATATTCCATGGGTTGCTCCCGGGGTTTGTGGCCGAAGCCCCTTATTATTATGCTGCTTTGATTAAACGGTTAACTGATTCAAGTGCGCGGTTGAAAGCATCTTCTTGGCTTAAACCTTGAGCGATTAAATCGTTAGTGAAAAACTCTAACATCGCTGCTGCTTTTGCTTTTTGTGCTTGGCTCATCTTGCGTTCCTTTTGTTTATTTATTTAACTTGGAATAAGTATAAACAATAGTGTGATAAATGTAAACACTTATGTAGAAGAAAGATGAATTATTTATGAAGTTTCTTTTTGAGCCTGAGCTTGGCTGTGAAGATTTGCTTGATTCTGCGGAGGTAGGTTATGTCATGATTGACTATATTGTTGTTGTACTCAAGGACCTCAACCTTATCAACGCCAATACGCTCAATGAGCTTCTTACGGTACTCGACCACATTGCCAGACAGGTAGCGGTTACACTGATGGCATTGCTTATGAATATTGAGTTGATTGAATGATAGATGCCTAGCAGCACCACGGGAGCGATAGTGTCCCGCGTCCCAGTAACCGCCACGACCATCATGGTCGCCTATAGCGTCACAGCTAATGCAAGACTTATCCCTATCACGGTAGCGAATGTATGTGTTAACGGCTGCTTGAGCCTCTACGCGCCATTCTGAGACGGTTTTAACCTTATCCTTTAGTTTGGCATAGGCTTCCTTTTTGCGCTTGTTAGAATCGGCTACAGCGCCTTTTTTACCATGCTCTATAGCACAAGCCATGCCGCAGAAGTACCCTAATGGAACCTGTACGCCAGATTCAGATAGAGCGTATTCTTTGCAGCACCTACAACGCTTCTTAGAATTAGCCATTAGCCTCCCTATATTGCTCGTATGACTTCATAGCGTAGTCAGTGTATTGCACATCGTACTCAGCACCCTTAGCCATTAGATACTCGATGAAATCACTACCCTCAGCCTTCCTAAAATCCTTCGTGCTTGGTCGAATTGGCACCATGTGAGTACCGCATAGACTAGGCACCCACTTGTTACCGCGGCGTAAAGGCTCACCCATCTCGTGCTTTTCTTTAGCGAAGTCAGACACTAGCAGACCTTTCCAGACCTCCAGATCGTACTTCTTATCGCCTAGATCCACCTGCTTTGCAATATCACCTAGCATGGCATGGTAGCACTTGGATTGCAGATCAGTCTGGCCCTCACGGCCTAGCGTGACAATTACATCACCAGCTTTAAGTCCCTTATTAGCCATATCCCAGACCTTACGCATCTCATCCTTGACGTTAGCCAGCGTGATCGTAAACTTAACCTCAGCCATTATGCTCTCCCAGCTTAATGAACTCATCCACGCTAATACCAAAGTGACTAGCCAGCCTAGCAGCTAGTGATACTTTCATATCATTGCCTACACGCCAGCGATTAACCTGCTGTGGGTGTACGCCAAAATAACGAGCTAATGCGCTACCACTCACCTTGTATTTAGCCTGAGCTACCCGTAGGCTGGCCCCTGTATCTGTTTTCATGTTTTCCCCTCATGTGATATATTGATTTTAATGCTCCAGTAAGAACCTTAGCCCACCCTAAACAAGTGGGCCTTTTTTATGCCTGCTAAAAAGCATTCTTAGCTGAACCATTCTTAGTGTGCCATTCCTTATGATGAACTGGACATAGCCACCTTACGTTTAAAGGCTTTGCGTAGTCATCATGGTGAGCATGAACATCTGTGCCTTTACATACCTCGCAAGGCTCCTTAAATAACTTACCTGCCCTCATTGCCCTAGCTACAACTCCGTGAGCCTTATACTTATTAGGGTACTTGGCTCTATATTCCTTAACGTAGTCATAGCCTTGGCGATTACCTCTGTCGCGGTCATACTCCCTGTAGTAATCAATGTTTGCAGCTCTATTAGCTCTAACGTCAGACTTATTACACTCCTTGCACTTACCAATCCGTCCGTCAGACATTCCGCTATGTTTATAAAAAGCGGTAAGGGGTTTATTCTCACCGCACTTGAAACAGGATTTACTATCCATATCCCCATCCTATGTGTATAAATGAATCTCAAGAATACACACTACTTAGAACGGGGTCAACTAAAAGGGATATCTTCGCCTGAGTCAAACCCATTATCCATAGCTGGTGCTTGAGCAGGCTTAGATGCCTGAGTCTCTTTAGCAGTAAAGCTAAAACTCATAGCTGGAGCCTTTGGGTTAGTGTCTGGCTTGCGTAACCAACCAGATACCCAATACTCCACACCGTTAACCTCAGCACTACCCTTGAACTGTGGGTGAGTCTCAGACTTACGGTCTTCATTCTTCCAGATTGATCCACGGTTGTTATTGTCGTAGTTGCTCATAATTACATTCCTTTAGTTAAACGTACAAAGTTTTGTTGCTCGCCTGTTAACTGCTTCCAGATAACCTGCTTCTCATGTTCCTCTAGCTCACCCAGTGCCTCGATTAGCTCACTAGTCTCACCAGCCGCTTGGCTAGATACCACTAATGATACTATATCCTGAGCTAGCTTCTTACTTACTCGCTTTACTGGCGGTGCTGGCGGCTCATTGCGTAGCATTGCTGCTTCACCATCGTCATCTACAGTAGGGATACCAGCCATAGCCTGTAAGGCATAGCGTCTTGCATATGTAATGGCACTACCTGCACCCTGCGGCGTGATCTTATCCATAGGCAATAGGTACTCGCTTTGTATCCACTGGCCAGAATTGTGCATGAGCATGGTAGATACACCAACACCCTTGCCGCCCTCAGACGTTACAGGTAGCTGTACATACGATAGACCATGATTAGCGAATGGCTCTTTAAGTGCCTTAATGACACTAGTTAGGTCAGCGTAGCTACTCTTAAAGAACGGGTTATTACTGTCCTTTACTGCTCCACCCATCTCAGCCTGTGCTAATGATAAGGCGCTTGCTAGATCAATTAATGATTCTGATTGCTTCATTTCTTATACTCCAGTTATTTAATGCCTGACCATTGTATCTACTCTTCTATAGTATGTAAACAGTTAAGTTAAAATTAAATACAGAAAGGTGTTGCAATGATTCAATTATGGATATAAGATGGTTGCACATTAACGAGAACCCAGAAGGGTCAGGAGCATTACATGAACAACCCGTACGAAGATTACGATTACCAAATACCGCTAGAACGCTTTAAAGAGTTGCTAGCAGACGATGGGATGGTTGAGGATGGTAGCATCACCCACACTATTGAAAGCGTGGCCACTGAACTAACAGGGCCGATGTTTATTGATAGGTTTGCCAAGTTGGTTCGCAGCGTCTTAGATGATTACCCGATGAATGTAAGAAGCCCTGACCGTGTTGCTGAACAGTTTGTAACGCTGGTTAACGAAGCTGCTGACTTTTACCACAAGGAAGAGGTTCACTAATGAGCTACCAAGATAGCATCACCGTCAGCATAAACAATGCCCTGCGCACAAAGTTACGCAGGGAAGCCAAGGGCGTGTCTAAGGTTGAATCAAAGAAGCAAGGTGATAACCAAGCCTTCACCGAGAAACGCCGTCACGCAGAAGATATGGCCCTTGCTAAAGAGCTGGGCGTAACACTAAAGGAGTTAATAGAATGAAGAAATTAATACTAACAGCAACCGCAGTTGCACTAATTGCAGGCTGTAGCACTGATGCACAAGTGGCGTCACGTAACCTATCCAAAGCAGCCGAAATGTTTGAGATTGAAAGACGCATTGTATTTTATGACGCGATTCAAGGCTCTTATTTGTTATCAATTGAAGGGCGGTGCTCGTTAGAAGTAGGAACTGATAGATTGGCCGTTACCTGTCGCACCAGTGACAGCGGGTACAAGAAACACTATCTAGGTTTATCAGACAATGTGACGTTCTTTGCTGAACAGCTAGGGAATGCCGATGTTGGGGTTTATAACTACCGAGTAATCTTTAAGCCTGAGTCGCTTATACCTAACATTGATTTAGAAACCAGTTTATAGGAGTTAGTAGAATGAGCGCTAAAGACCGACCAACCAGTAAGCCCATGAACCAACAGTTTGAAGATAACTACGACCGCATCTTCGGCAAGAAGACGCCAATAGGCGAGGACACACGACCGAAAGACCGCGTTAAGCTAGGCGTATCTCCTAGTACCGATGTTGAGTTCGTAGATTGCAGAAAGGAGCTAGAGAAATGAACAAAGAGCAGTATTTCCTAATTGACAGTTCCCCATATGAAGACATGCAGGTATTCGACACGAAAACAAAGCTGAATGAGTACCTAAGTGAGCTGAATCTAAATGACTTCGACTCAGGTGGTCTGCAAGTGTTTTACGGCAAGCGCTACGACTTTAAGATCGTTCTAGGAGCAGAGAAATGAACACATTCACAGCACAAGAACTAGCAGACTTCTATCAGCAAGTGGCTGATGGTGGTGAACTTCAAGTACATTCAACAATAAATATTAGTGGTGCAAAAGAGTGGGTTAACACTGCGTATTGCCCCAGTATTGGTAGCGACATGAGCCAATGGCGCATCAAGCCCAAGAAAAAGATCATTGATCTGTCTGTGCTTATTGAGTCGGGCATTGATTGTGAGTTACGAGACAAGCGTGGAGACGATGACTTGTGGCACATATACAAGTTGGGTTACGTTTGTGAAGAAGGCTACCAAGCAGGCTATTACGTTTGGGACGAATGCCGACCACGCATGAACCACATCAATTACTGGGGTGGTGGTGGTGAGTGCCCTTTGCCAGAGGGGTTTATCCTGAGAACTCTGTATAGAGATGGTGAATCCTTAATGCTCATTGGGAATTATACTGCTGGAGATGACGCTTGGGAACATAGTGCGCCTGTGCGCCACCACGACATCATAGGCTTTGAAGTCTTAGGTTTGGCTGAAGGCTGGAAATATCCGTGGCAAAAGGAGGGTGAGTGATGAATGACCTAACCAGCACCTCAATCGAGTGGACTATCAAACGTAGCTGCTTTGGTTCTCCAATAATCTATGTACGGAAGACTTATCCAGTCCATCCCACTGGTGAGTGGGAATGGTCTAGGTGGCGCAAGGCTAACTACTCAGAACAGAATGCAGCCCTACTAAAGATATTGGAGTTAAACCATGAGTGACCAAGAGCTGCTACCCTGCCCGTTTTGTGGACAACCACCATTAACGTCAAGACACCCGTCTACGGATACGTTTGTGCGCTGCTCTAGCCCGTTTTGCTTTATGTCGGCTACAGGAACTATCGCGGAGATATGGAACACCCGCGCAGACCATATTGTTGACGCTAACAAAAAGGTAGGCGAGTAATGACGTGGACATATAACGAAATTAGTCTCCTGAGAGACAATTATGGCACATTGCCCGTGGTCGCCATAGCCAAGCTAATTGGCAAGAGTGAGGATAGCATACGCTGGAAGGCCAGTAAGCTACGCCTGCGGTCGAAGCTGCCACACGCAATAAAGATACCGCTAGGGTCTGTAGCCACGCTTAGAGCGCATAATATGAGCGCCCGTAAGATAGGTAGATTGCTGGGATACTCACACAAGGGCGTAAGATACGCCGAACAGAACCATACATTCGCAAAGGGAGCACAAGCACATGAGTTTAGTATTTAAGCCAAAGATTGCAGATTATTTCCACTTCGGTTCAGGCAAGCCAACTAAAGCAAAGCCTAAAGCGCCAAAGAAAGTACACCCATCGACTGCGCTAAAACGAGAAGGCAGGCTAGCTGAAAAGTGGACGGAAGAGCGAAAAGCTAAACTGGTGGCATTGCGTGTACTTGGCGTGTCAAATAAACAATGCGGAGAACTATTAGGACGTTCGGCAGACTCTTGTGCTAAAGCTATTGAGAGCTATGGGTTAATTTACGAGATTAAAGAGAAGCGCGAAGCATTAATTCAGGGGGCTTTGAAATGAGTGATAACATTAACCCTAACCACTACAAGAGCCATCCTAGTGGCGTTGAGTGTATCCAAATAACTGAGCACATGGGATTTTGCTTAGGTAATGCTGTGAAATATATCTGGCGTGCTGACCTAAAGCATGACGATGGCGGATTGGAAGATTTAAACAAGGCACTCTGGTATGTACAGCGTGAAATAGTGAGGCGTACGAAATGATTACCGCGGCAGCACTATGCCTAGCCATGAACATTTACCACGAAGCGCGTGGTGAGCCGTTAGCAGGTCAGTTAGCCGTTGGGTTAAGCACTATGAACCGTGTGGCAGATAAACGTTATCCAGATACTGTGTGTGGCGTTGTGCACCAAGCTAAGTATCACGGCTGGGATATGGTCAATCCTATTCGCAACCGTTGCCAATATTCTTGGTTCTGTGACGGGTTAAGTGACAACCCGCAGGATGGGAAGGCAATGTTGGAATCAACCATATTGGCTCAAAACATAATTGCTGGTAGAATACCCGACCTCACCGAAGGCGCTACTCATTACCACGCAACATACGTCCACCCTTATTGGGCTGACGAAATGACAACAGTGATTCAAATTGGAGATCATATTTTTTATAGGTAACACAGTGGACGAACAATTCCCAATAGAACAAATAATTGGGATCACAATAATCATTATATGGAGTATAGTTGAATGGATTTAAAAGCGAAGTTAGCCAAGGCGCGTAAAGTCGAAGAGATACGTAAAGAGATAGCCATCTACGAGGACGCAGTAAACAACAAACATAAGTTTGCTGACTTCTACCGAACTAAGATTGAGTCTTTAAAGACTAAATTGGAGTCTATTTAGACTTCTTTCTCATCACTGAATCAGCAAGGCCGCCGCCGAAATAGAACATCACGATAGATAGCATAATCCAATCAATTTGGAACTCAGACAAGATGCCTTTGACGGCGGTGACATCTTTATCCATAAACATCATCACAATTACAAGGCCATAGGTGATGATATAAGTACCGCCAAACATTAGGGCTAAGTAGCGCTGGGCTATCTTAAACGGCGCGTATGCGGCCATTAGGTCAGTCTTAGCCTTAGTCTTGGCTTCTAGCATCTCAGGGGCGCTAGTATGTAGATCATCAAGCAAGTCCATGCCTTTACTAATTACGTCACCACTACCAAATATAGTGCTTAAAATACCCATATTAATCCTCCAGTTCAAAGTGCGGAAAATCCTGCCAACTCTTCCAGTTACCGCCCCATTTAAGCCTGTACCCCAACTGCGCCGAAGCCTGCAACATTGCAGTAGCTACCAGCGCGAGGTGGAGCTTATCCCACGAGGCTTTGCCGTCAACGTAAGCGTACACATCCAACGCCCTGCCTGATTGGTGGTATGACTTATAGGTGCGTCCATCCGCTTTAGACTTACCTGCTGTGAACAGCTTGGCTTGATCTTCAACGGTACGCAAGCCACCACTAGAAGGAATACCAAAATCAATAATACTGATCTGAATTGCACGATTTGATATTTCTATTAGCCTAGGGTCTACGCCAGCGCGGTTATTAAGTGAGTTTTGTCCTAGCTTAAACATTCTAGCCTCGCAACATGTAGGCAATGCCACTCACTGCTGCTGCAATGACTATACGGATAAACCATTCATTATTATTAGCCTTATTCGTAGTAGTTAGCGTCACCTTTTCGACTGCATCCAAGCGCCCTGAGTGTTTGTTCAGTCTATCGTCATGGTGGTCTAAACGCGATGCCACCGCAACATGCTTTTCTTCAATTCGAGCTAACGCTGTCACTACTGTTGCCATATCGTCAACTTTCCCTGTTAGGCGGTCAATGCTTTTCTCTATTCTGTCTAGTCGTTGTTCTGACATTATTCCATTACCATGCGTGTTAGTTAGTCTGATTATATCAGGATTTAAGTTAATTGACCTATGCCAACTTTGTGGCGCTGAATTTCACCATGCGCACCATCGAACACAATGCAAGACATTGAGCGTTTAGCGCCGTAGCCAGAATCAGAATGCCATCCATCAGCAGGGGCCAATGTGTTAAACGATTCAAATACCATACCTCCAATCTCTTTGGCTGTCTGGTGGTGTATATGCCCCATCAAGCAATATCGATGATTAGTACCGCCCCACTCTTTCGGCATAGTGCGCGTAAAGTATTCATAAACGGACTGAGGCTTCATTCTATCGCCGTGGTGTGACGTAATCAGCACATTATTAAACTGGTGCGACATGAACTTGTTCACATTATCTAACACGGTAACGCGAGGTTCATCACTATAGAATACCTTGAGCATTTCATTAATCACAATAGCCACATCGCCGTTATGGTTGCCGCGGGTCATCATTAAGACAACCTCGTTATGCGCTTCAAGCATCATATTAATGGCGTGACGGTATATCCTTACAGACGCTGAAATAGCTTCTGCAAAGTGACCATCTGTCTCAACAGGGGTGCCGCCTACTGTAGTTCCTGCTGCGTTATTAGCGTGCATGAAATCACCCACATCAACCAGCATTCCAGTGTGACTGTAGCCACCTGCTTTAATAAGCTTTTCAATCGCTTCTAAGGTAACTCGTTCTGCTATCTCTAGGTTCCAATCACCTGCCCCACGATTGCGGGATTCATTCACCCACATACCTATATGGGCATCACCAATAACATACGCTGTAAGCTGTTTCGGTATATGCTCAACTGTCGTATGTTTGCACGGGATATACTTAGGTAGTTCTTCAATTAGACCATCAGCAAACGCTTGTAATGCGGCTTCTTGGCTTTCTTTCTTGACATCAGTCTTAACCCATTGGCGAATAGGTTTGCCGTCCTCATCGTAGAAGGTTGATACCCCTTTAACTATATGGGTATCTGGTGCCGTGTGAGTCATGTTATGATCTGGCGACCAGCCCTGCTTAGAGGCGTTTTGCTTGGCTCGCTTTAAAGTCCGCTCTAACCCACGCTTATCTATATTAAGCGCTCTTGCTGCTTTGCTTTGTGATCCGTGTTCTATTACTGCGTCTATAATTTCTAATTGTCGTGGGGTAGCCCACTCTTTAAGTGACTGCAAATCCATTTTAAAACCTCTATCCGATCTTAGTAAGTGCCTTCCCAGACGCGTAGCTTGTCAAAATCACCTGACATCATCTTGCGCTTAACTACTTCGCCGCGAGCAGGATCATCCCAGCCAATACCAGCCTCTTTAAGCCACTCGCCTAATAGGGCGGCATCTAGCACACCTACAAGCCTA